CCTCGAAAGTCCAGCGAGCCGATAGCCTACGTGTGCGGGCTTCAACTGTTTCTTTCAAGATTTGGATACTGATTTTGTTACCAGGTACACCTTCTAGACGAGCGGTTGCTGCTGCGCCTGGATCTGCTACAACTTCGTTACCCGAATATGCTTTAGCAATTTCGAATGGACCAAGTGCTTCTGTACCAGCTGTAACACCAGCTGCTGTGTTTGCGTAACGAACGCGAAGTGTGTGAATTTGGCCGACTGGACCTGTCATAGGTTGAACACCCATGATTTCGTTTGCAATAACGGTTGGCATCACACGTCTAATAAGCGGTAGCATGACTTTATTAAGTACAGCGATGTTACCTGCTTGGGTTGCACCTGCGGTAGCCGATTCAGCTAAGTACCTACGAGTGTTTTCAAACACTACGTCCATAGACTGACGACGGACTCCCTTGAGGCCTTCTAAAAGGGCTTCTTTGGTGTTTGCCCAGTTTGATTCAAATAGCTTTGTTGCCATTGTAAGTTTCTCCTAGATTACTTTCTAATTCCGGCTAAGGACAAAATATGCTTCAATTCAGAACTTTCCTCTGAAATCTCTTCTTCTTGAGCGGTTCTCGCTCTATCGCCTGTCTTGGCTGACAATGTCGCCTCAGTTAACTGAGTCTTTTGTGGCTCAGGTTTACGTACAGCGGCTTCATTTAGAACGCTAGGCAAATACTTGTTGTATTGGCTTTGCAAATTCTTTGTCTGAACCGATTCAAGCAATTCTTTCATTACTGCTTTCTTGTCCTTAGACAATGGGGCAAGTAATTCGCCCATGACTTTCTGTCTTTCGACAAGGTCTTGTGTTGCTCTTAATTTGGTATCTAGTCCTTCCATTAGGTTCTTGCTCTTCTTAACAGATTCTGTTAAGGTAGACAATTCCTTATTCTTAGATTCGACAACTTTTTGTAGCTTCTTAAGCTCTGTACCTTCATTTAGGTACGAGGTCATGAATTCAGCTGCGACGCTTTCAAAAATCTTACGACCGAAATCATTCTCACGGGCAACACGAATGTCTTCCTTGAATTGTCCGATTTCTGTACGTAGAGTCTTTTCAATATTTGACTCGATAATCTGTGCGGCACGCTTGATAAACTGCGCCTTTGTTTCTTGTAGCTTCTGCCTACCTTCGGTAACCATTTTGACTTTCTGTTCCACTAAGGACTTCTTGTCAGCACGGAATTCACGGATTTCTTCAGCTAGTTGCTTCAATAAGAAGTTTTCTAGTTTTGTGAAGTTCTCCTTCATTACCTTTTTCTCTGCATAGAACTCTTTCATTTCTTTAGCTACGGCTTCTGTGATGAATTTGTTTAACATTCCTGTGTGCTCAGACAGTTTGCGCTTGTACGCAATCCTTTCTGTGACAAGTTTTCTCTTGTCTTCGGCGAATTCTTCGAGTTCAACGCGGACTTTATCTGTTAAGAAACGATCCATAGATTCTACTAGAACCCCTTTATCATGCTCGAACTTACGCGCAAACTCCTCGCGGAGTGTTGACGCAACTTCTTCACGTGCTTCGGTTAGTCTAGCTTCCCACAAACCAATAATTTGATTTCTAGTATCTTCGGATAATCCAACGCTTTCGCTCAAGATCTCATCAATTTTTTTTGCCATCTTGAGTTCCCCTTAAATTTTCAACTCGTTGATCAATCTTCGAATGTCTTTTTCAAGCTGTTTCTGTGCTGCGGCTTCTGTTAATGCAGATCTTGCGATATCCATTACGTTGTAGCCACCTTTCATGTTGTAAAGACTTTCATATATCGTTCTAGGAAACGCATTAGGAGCACTTGGTTGTGCAACGATGTCAACTGTGATAATTTCGAAATCCGAAACCGCACCGTCATCACCAACATTCCCAGAACCACGGGAAGAAACCCCCAACTTTGCGCCCGATTGAAGCAATGTCTTAACTATGCCGCCCATCGGAGTTGGGACGATTTTCAACTTACCGTATCCATCTGCACCGTCCATCCACATTTCTGTGATGAGGTGACTCACGCGGTCCAAATTAATAGATAACTCTTCCGGATGGTCGAGTTCACCCATAACTGATTGGCCACCGCTTAATTTCTCAGTGATTGAATTAACAGCCCTTGCAATTTCACGAACAGGATAAACACGCTGGTTTTGGTTCCTTACGTCACCTTGAATAAAGATCCCTTTCATGCAGAGATCTTTACCACCCATCTTATTATCTTCTTCTAAAATTTGTACGTGTGCTTTATCAAATGATAAGAACTCGTAAAGTTTATTTGCCACGGCCATTATCAATCCTTAAGTTGGCTTCTTGGTTAAAGGAGACTTTGTAAAGCCTTCACCCGCAGCCTTTCCGCCGGTCCACTTTGCAGTGGTATCAGCCTTAACGCTATTTTTCTTAGGTTCAACTTTTACATTGTCAGATGGTGTGTCATTCTTTGCAGAATCACCTTTATACTTTCCGTATTCACCACCAAGCGGGCCACCGCCTAGAATATTAGTTGCTTTTCCACCGTAGTCCTTGCGAGTAGGAGCGTGGGTATAAGGAGACTGAGTTTGTTCGGCACCAAGTGTCATGCCTTTACCGGTTCCAACTAAACCTGCTTTACCTTTTTGACCAGTATCAGGCACTTTGTTTAGAAACTGTGTTTCTTCGTCTACTTTCTTATCTTTCTTTTCATCTTTCTTTTGTTTGGCAACTTCTAGCTTCTTGTCCTTCTTTTTCTCGAACATTGTTGCTACAACTTCGCCAACTACTTTTTCTTCTGCTCCGCCGCCAAAGTCAGGAACAGTGTCAGCCATTCCATCACCATCGCCACCGAATTCATCGCCAGCTGGTTCAACTTCATCGCCACCGAACTCACCACCTAAATCGGCGTGTTCCGGCTCATTCATTTCTTCACCCATCAGTGCATCGAATTCTGCACGAAGCTCAGCAAGTTGAGACTCTAGGTCTTCAACACGATCTTCGACGCTTCCATCGCCTTCATCACCGAATTCATCTGAGGTATCATCCCCATCTTCTTCGCCACCGAATTCATCATCGTCGGCTTCATCGCCGCCAGCTTCACCGCCATTTTCTTCATCAGAATCAACTTCTTCCTTGTCGGAAGCAATTTCGTCGGTAAAATCTTTATTTGGTTCACCACCGACTTCATCTTCTTCCTCGACAATACTTTCGTAAATGACACGAGCTTTTTCTACAATGATGTGGTGGAGTAATTCAGCAGCCTGGTCCGAATCTTCTGATAAAAGAAGGTCCAGTACCCTTTCAAGCTTTTGTTGTTGTGACATGCCCAATCTCTCCTTGATTAGTTAAAGTTCTAAAAGACCACGTTCAGTGGTATTCTAGGTATTTAACCTGAAAAGTGGGAATATAGGTGGAAATGGCCTAAAAAGTAGCCATTTTATGAAAACGCATCGCGCTAAGATTATTTAGCTTCGGTCGATGAGAGATAAAAAACTGCTTTTATAAACTACTAGGACCACCACCGGGTTCTTCAGCAGGTGGTGCATACATGTCTGGTAAGAAACTGAGATGCTGTGCAGTTTCATACTTCTCAGCGTCTCTAGCTTTTCTTAGTTTTTGTAAATGATGCATGGTTAAGCGTGGACGACGTGTGTCATCCATTTTTGCCTTGCCTAATTCATCATCGGCGGGGTCATAAAATTCTACAAGGAGGTCGCGTGCTTTCATATCTATATTTATCTATTTTCCTTGAGCCACATAGGCAGGCCCTACAAACCCTTCTGGATGATTTACAAAATGTTGTATGGTCCTATGCCAGCCTTCAAGCAATTGATAACCTTGACTTGTCTTAATCATAATGACTGGTTCTTTACTAACACCGCCAGCCTTCTTTGATAAGGTTGATTGAGTAGCATGTCTTTCAGCATCTTTAGGAATATGATAAGGATTTAATTTCCCGCCAGCTCTTTCTATAAAACTCTCTTTTGTATCTGGTTCCCACATATCCATAGTAAATTTCATATTAGGAACTAACTGCCATTTCGAATTAAAATCTAAACCTACATATGAAAGTGACATATCCATT